TAACCAAGTCTCCTTGGAATATTGGTGTCGTTGCTCCACTAGCAATCCTATATCTAGATTGACCTCCAGAATAAGGCGCTCCGCCCATCATACGAACAGGTTTACATCCAAATGCGCTATCTTTATTAGCCATTTTTATATTCTCCTAAATATGATTATTACTTTTTCCCAAAAGTAACTTTAGATCTTCTGTCAGCATCATACTTCACATATCTGCCGTCTTTTTTAGACTCATTAAAAAATGTATTATCTAATGCTTCTTTTTTTCTTGCAGTTTGTTCCTCGTAATAAGCATTACGCTCATTCTTGGTTTCAGTTGGTATTTTTGCTAATAAAAGACCTTCACTATAAACTAAGCCAGCATGTCTTGAGTTTTCGTCTGCTACTGGTAAAGCAAATTCTGTAGGTAAGTCGGTCCCTCTTACAAGCTCCCAACCTTCTCTTAATCTTCTGCTTACATTAGCAACGTCCTGTTGTCCCAGCATGGATTCTCTTATCCAACGATATTCATATCCTTCTGGTGGTGCAGGTGTTTCAAGTTTTCTAACTGGCCTCCATGGTTGTCTGCGAGTGTTATTAGCGTGATTCTCGGATTCACGGGAATTTCTGGATTGTGTCATTTCATTTTTATTTTCAGTTGTCATTTTGCCTCCCTAGACTGTATGCGTTGTTTTTCTTTAGCAACGGATTTCAACCAAGCGTCTTCCGACATGCCATGCGGTTTTAATCCACGGAGTCTGTCAACTTCTGTTTTACTGAATTGCACACCGTTCTTTTTGCCTTGTGTTTTTTGCCGACTTCCTACGGAAGCGGAGGCGACTCTTTGCACAGCGGGTCTGCCCTCACTTTGTTCAGCATTATCGGATTGTAAACCCGGATAAACTTTATAAACTCTTGAATTTAACTCATCATAATACTCTGCTGAGTCTGGTTCATAGCCTTCTTGAACCAAATTAACATGTGTAAAGTACGCATATTGTGTCGGTTCAGCATCTTGACCATACCATTGATTTTGTTTTTGCCAACTCAAGGCCTGTTCTGTTGGCTTTGCTTCTGGTTGAGCTTGTTGTACTTGTTGCGATTGTTGTTGATAAGGAACATATTGCGATTGTTGTGCTGTTTGTTCCTGTTTTTGTTTTGCAACTCTAATTTTTTCTTTTTGTATAGAAACCTCAGATTTCAAGCTATCAGCTTTTGACATTAGATCTGCGTCGCCAGCAGCGTGTGCTCTTTTATAAAGATCATTTGCCTCGCGTTCTTTGGCCTCAACTGCCTCTTCTTCTTTTTGCAGTATAGTTTGTTGTTGTTGGACTGCATGTTGATAGTAATTCATTACCTCTGCATCTTTTTGCTGTAAAGCAGCCTCTAGTTTTGCAGCTCTTTCTTCTGTCGCACGATTTCGTGCATTAAGTTTGTTTATACGTTTAGATACACTTTTCGTATAATTTTCTAACTCGTCTTCATTAGAAGCATCGGACGACGCTTCATTTTCAGTCACTTCTACCTCAATTTCATCAACCTCTGGTTGCTGAACTTCTTTTACTTCGTTTTCTGTTGTCATAAGCTCACTATGTCATCTGGATTGAGAATGGTGGCTATTACTTCATCATCATTGATGATTCTAACCTCCGCACCATCTTCAAGTTTAAATCTTGAACCGGAGTAACGTCCAATTAAAACCCATTGTTTTTCTTCACACCAAGGTTTATCTCCATATCTAGACTTATCGTTATAACATAAAGGTCCTTTTTTAACCACATAAGCTACAACCGTTGCTAGAGCCTCACGATCTGTTGTTTGTTTTGTAAGCACTATTCCACCTTCTGTTTTAGCTTTACCAGCATAAGGTAAGACTAACATTCTCCAACCAGTCGGTTGTGGCATCCGATTGAGTATTGATTCATCTAATTTTTCTGGATCAAGAACCAAATCTTGTGGATCGACATAGGCTTCTGCCACTTTCTTTGACATTACGTTGTTTTCTACTGCTTCTGAACTCATATATTTTTTCCTATATCACTTATCTCGTTTGCAATATAGTATAAAGCAGAAAGTTCTCCTTGCAAATATTTATAATGTTCTATATCTTTCAGTCCGCCAGACATTAAAGTTTCTTGTATCTGCTTTTCTCTGCTTTCAATCAATCTCTTGATTTTATCTAATAATTCTATTTCGTCCATTTACGATTTTTTCTTTGGTCTGCCTCTTTTAGCTGGAGCTTTTTTTGTTGTGTTTTTAGAAACTGTTTTCTTTTTAGTTGGCGCTTTTTTTACAACTGGCTTTTCTTCCACAACAACTTCCTCTTCTACAGGTAAGCCTTGTTCAATTTTTGCCATTTTGTTAGCTATTCTTTTAAGATTTGCCTGGTGCTTTTTTTCTTCTGCTTGTTGTGCAGCTTTTAAGTCCTCGGCTTCTTTAATTCTTTCAGCTTTTTTTTCAGCTTTAAGTTTCTTTATCGCTTCTAATTTATATGATGTTGTCATAGTAAGCCTCTTATTTTATTTTCTAATTCAATTAATTTCAAATCAGCATTTTGTTTCAATCTATCTATTGCTACTTCAAGTTTATCATCTGCAATGTCTTTTTGCACACCCATACGCTCTTGTTGTAATTGAGCATCTATCATTTTTTCTTGTACTCTTTGTTGTTGTTTTGCATCAAATTGTTGAGATTCCATATCTAGTTCTTTATCTTTAAGATTTAATTCTTGTTTTCTAATATCAACTAATGGATCTTCGCCGTTGCTCATTCCGATTGATTGTAAGAACTCGCCAGCTAATTGAGCCATGATTGCAGAGCTAAATTGTTCCATAACCATTTGCATCTGTTGCATAATCATTTGTGCTTCTTCTGGTGATACTTGCTGCATCTGTCCTTGTATCTGTGCCATTTGTTGTTTTGTTTCCTCTGGCATTTGTTCTTGTGCCATTTGAGTAGCTAAGAATTGTAAATGTTGCATACAATGGCTAATAATTAATGCTTGCACTTGCGGACTTTCTCTAACGATATTGGTTAAAAACAAACTTTTGTGTGCCTCTAAATGCGCTTGGTGGTTTTGTTCTGGAAAAGCCTGGGCAGGTTGTCCCATTAAAAGTCTAGAGTTTTCAGTCCCAGCATCGACTGGTCTTGGTGTCATGTCTGGTGGCGGTTGTAACAAAGCCTCTACATTGTCCACACCCAAAGCGGCATACATTCTGCGATATGCTTCATAAATACCAAGTGGTCCGTGTATTTCTGGATTAGATTGAACCATTTGTAAAAGCTCTTGTGCTAGTGTAACTCTTTGACTTTGTGAAAAAATATTAGGATCTGATATAGGTATAATATCTACTCTGTCATCAAAATCTTGTTGTTTTATTTCACTTGGTCCTGTTCCTACTTGAAAAGTATAAACAGGTGGTAAAAATTCAGCAAAAACCTTAGACATCAAGCCAAATTCAATTTTTTGTGAATGATGCAACCTTTTGTGGATTGCACTCATAACTTTTGTGCCACGCTCTAACAAAGCTACAGTTGTCCCAACTGGCATAGCTTGGTTCATGTCACCAACATTCATGTCAGCTATGGCAGCAAATCTCTTACCAGAGTCAACTAATATACCGAGTAATTGCATCAATACATTACTAGGTTCTTTAATAGGTAACGGAATTAAGTTTTCTCGTAATGATCCGCCAGTTGTATCTATATCTCTAAACTCTCCTGGTTGTAGCGGATCATCTTCATCTCTAATTCTCATGCCTCTAGCTTTAAAACCGGCTGGTAAATTTGCTAATGTTCCTGCATCAATAAGCTGTCTAAGTATTGAAGTCGATGCTTTTGATAAGCCGCCAATCATGTGCGACAGTCCTAGACCATAAAAACCAAGGCCTGGCATAAATTTATATTGAACAAAATAATTTATTTTATTTTTTAGTAGATCATTGGGTAAATAATTCCTGCGAATAGATAATACTTTTTCTGAGTCCTCTTCAATGGTAACTATGTATGGTAGTTTAAGTCCAGTAGGATTACCTTGCTCGTCTACATCTTCAAAACCCTCTATATCCAAAACAGTATGTACTTCATAAACTGTTCTGTTTCTATTTTCTTTATATGATGGTGAAACGCCTTGTATTTCATCTATGGCCTCTGCTATATCAGAGAGATCATCTGAATAACTTTCACGACCTATGTCTACATTTGCGTAGAATCCAGACAGTTGTTGTTTTTTAATCTCATTAGCTGACATGCTTATAGCATGAGTAATTCTTTCGGCTGAACTTATATCTGGTGCTTCATAAGGAACAATTAGGTCTTCTGGTGGTATAAATTTGGAAACTGCTCTATTTAGAACAAAATCAAAATAAACCTTTTTAAATGTAGATCCTGCTAATGGTAAATAAAATAACATTTGATCTAGCTCTGGATCATATTCTTCCATTACATTCATAATGTAATAGTTCATAAACTCTTGTACTCTTTCTGCTTGATTTTCTGTTTCTACTGTACGAGCACCAACTATTTCTGTTTTCACAGGTCCTTTTGCTGGCAACATTTCTTTGTAAGCCTGCGCTTGGAACTGTGTAGCGGCCTCTGCCAAAATAGGATGAACCACGCCAGAACTACCTTCAAATGGTTGCGATCTTGAGTCATCAAACTTCATACCTAAATATTTAAGGCCATCGGTGTAAGTTTTTTCCCACTCAGATCTAGATTGTTTATCGCTTTTAATAGAACTTAGTAAATCATTTGATATGCTTTGTAATATATCATCACCTAAAAAATCTACTAAATTAGAATTAAAATCCATTTCTTGAGGTTGCGTGCTTTGTATTTCTTCGTCAATAAATAAATCTTCGTTTTGCACGAGTATCTCAGCGGCTTCTTTTATTTGGTCTTCTCTTGAAGTATCAAGAGGTATTTCAACAGCAGAGCCTTGTACTCTTACATCCGGATTATCTTCTGTACCTAATTGTTTGTCTATCGCCATAATTACCTAGTGTATCACTCTTGCTTCATCTTTTTCCATTCCAACTATATCTGTTAGTTCGCCCTCTAGAGTCAAGCCATTTAGTTCTGCAATAGCCTCTGCTACTTCGATGGTTTCTGCATGTATGTTAGGTCCTCCATATTCTTTACCATCCCAAACAAATCTAGTTAAATAAATTTTAATAATAAACTGTCCTGTTATTTTTTAATAATCGTACTTCATCTTGGTAATCTTCGTGTAAAGATACAAAACCACCTTGTCTAAAGCGCATCAAAGCCATTGTAGCACTATCACAATAGTCATCATAATCTCCAAATGGAAATGATGCCATTTCTTCTATGACTTCTTCTGCAAAATCATGCTCTGGTGCCCATACCATACCAGACTCAAACATGGGTGCGACACTATTCATTCTTGCTATTTTGTCTTGACCTCTACTTGGTGAATAAGCTGTAACGGGTATGCCCATTCTTCTCAACTCATGTGTAAGCGGTGTTCCAGATGCTTTTGCCTCAATAAGAACACAATCTGGCTCCCAATATCTGTATTCCTCTAAAGCCATACGTTTAAGCTCTGGAAAGTCACAACGCACTCTTTTTGCGTCAAGAAGGATTATTTCATCTGCGTCTTCTTCTCTGTTAAATATCGCCCAAGTTGTTATAGCCGAATAGTCTGCTGTTTCTTTTTTTGAAAATGCAGTATCGTAACTTTGTATTACATAAGAGTAATCTGGAATATCTGGGTTTTCCCACCTATTCCACCACTCCCTTTTAACTATAGATCCTTCTTCTGCGGTAGGGTTTTGCATCCACTGACTGTTCCATTTAGATATGGGTAAAGACGCTTTTACACCAAGCAATTCATCTTTTTTCCAAAACTCTGGCCATAAAGGATCTTCTGAGTCTGGCATAATTGCTGGAAACTCTACTACCTCCCATTTATCAGCATGGTCTTCGCCTTGTTTATTTAAGACTTTGCCAACCAAGTCTTTAGTGCTCCATCTTGTCATAACTATCACAATTATTCCGCCTGGTTGTAAACGCTGTCTCGGTCCAGATGTGTACCATTCGTAAGCCGATTCTAAGGCTTTTGG